CTTTATCAATCAGTGCCACTTATTATCACTCACTTTCCATAAGACCAGCTGCTTTTAGTTTTGCAAGGAGCACATTAAAATCAGCTAGTAAAGTCGCCACATCCTCAGCGGTGCTATCTGCTTGAACAGCTGCAGGTTTTAGCTCGGCTCCATCAAAGGTCACTTTTCCTTCTGCCGCTATAGCAAGTTCGCCACCAATCACTGTTTTTTCGCCGCCTTGCTCGGTATAATTCTTTGTGTTATATCCCACGGTTTTACCTCCTTAAAATTGTAAGAGGCAGCCACTCGACCGCCTCCCACTTAAAATTCATTAAGCCTTCTGCTGAAGTACCTTAAGCGCTTCAGGAAGAATTAGCTTTGCATCGAGTCTTTGTGATGCCAAGAAACCAACCTGACCATTTGCTGCATAGAGCTCATTAAGTCTCTTAAAGGTTCTGCCTTGACGATCAGCAATCCAGTAATAATTGAAATCTCCAAATAGAATTGTTTTTGCTCCAGCTGCTGCCGTTGGCATATACTGAGACGTGATCACTGGACGATTCAAAATCGTATCCGGTGTTCCTGCCTTAAGAGAAGGCTGCCACAAGTATTGTCCCTGTCCATCTTTTAACTTTCTAATTTGCTTAATCGTTGCATCATTGACAAGAAATGCTGCATTCCTTCTATATGAAGCTTTCAAACTATGATATAGATCCAGCACCTCATCAAGAGTAATTGCTGTAGTACTTGCTGCAGTAACACCAAGGCTAGCACCACCAGTCGCATGAAGAAGTCCAGTCGGTTTACTGCTTGCATCTCCTATAAGGAATGCTTCTTCTTCTGCCGCACCTATTCTTCTTGCAAACTCAGTTGCAATATAGCTTTCAAGGTCGAAGTAGCTGTCATTAAGAAGCTCATCAGATACTTTCAGCATTGTTCCAAGTTTGTAGGCTGACAAGGTCACTTGAGTGAAAGCCTCATCACTCTCAGTAAATGCAGCTTCTTCATCCATCCACGCAGCAGATCCGTGACTAGCAACCACTGGAATTTTTCGATCCCCATAGCTAGTCGTAATAACATGGCATAGCTTTCTAAGAATATTGGCTTCTTCAAGAGCCTGAATAAGTTGCTTCTCATACTCATCCGGCACTAAAAAGCCTCCTTCTGAATCCGTACCAATCTGAAGAGCGTTCTGAACAGAAGGATTTACCTTGTTCCTCATGGTCCCCCAAAAGGCACTCTTATAGGCATCGGTTGCTCTGCCTGTTTTTTCTTCTTTCATTTTTTCAGGTCTTGAAGCAAGAGACTTTGTGGTCGCCGCAGAAAGTTCTCTATCCATCATCTCTTGACGCTCAAGACGCTCGATTTCTTTTCCTAAGTTAACCACTTCACCTTCCATCTTTTCATAGGCCTCATTGTCCTCCGTTTTAATCAGGCCATTTTCTTGGCGATGTTCATCAAGGAAGGCTTTCGCCTGTTCCCAAACCTTTGCGCGCTGCTCTCTAAGTTCTTGAATTTTACTCATACTTATTACCTCCAATTTTTTATCAGCCCTAATCGCTTTTCAAGCTGAGCAATAGGGATTTGATTTTCCAAAACATCTAAGTCCTTTAAAGTTTCTGTAGTCTCTGTTTTAGAATCTACATTCTTTTCTGGCTCCAGTGGTTTGCCATCATTTTCATCTGCATTTGCCTTAAGGTACTTCATCCTCGCCTGAATTCCAGGGAGCTTGTTTCTTAGTGCATTTGTCACTGTCATCTGGTCAAAGATAAAGCCACCGCCACTGTCTTCTGCCGGTTCTGATTCATAGAGAATCTTATCGGCAAACTTCAGCTCGATGGCTTTATGGGCACTCATCCAGGTTTCAGCGTCCATCATATGTGATATTTTCGCTCTGGTAAGTCCTGACTTTGTTTGATAGGCGTTTATAATGCTCTCCTTCACTTCACTGAGTAGGTTAATCCCTACCTGCAGATCCGCCACCTCACCAGCAATGAGCATGGCTGGGTTATGAATCATGATCACAGACAGGGGAGAAACACACACCTCATCTCCTGCCATTGCTATGACTGATGCCGCACTGGCTGCTAGACCATCCACATGAACACTCACTTTTCCGGGATACTCTTTAAGCATGTTATAAATTTGCGCTGCTGCAAAAGTATCTCCACCTGGTGAGTGTATCTTTACAACAACATCATCCGTTTCTGGACCGCTGTCATAGAGCTCCGCTTTAAACTGTTTAGGGGTGATATCATCATCAAACCAAGATGACTCTGCAATATAACCTTCAAGGTGCAAGGTTCTTGACTTCGTTTCCCCAGCTTCATTTACCACCCATCTCCAAAATTTATCCATCTAATCGACCTCCTTTCGGGTATAAAAAAAACACTCCTCATTCTTAAGAAATGCTGTTGATACTGCATATTTATTTTGTAGTTGTCCACATAAATAGCCTTAGTTATACACTTATCCTCATATGGATTCTTCACCACCTTCATCCAGGGCTTTTTTTGCATAAGCACCCGCCATTTTAAGCGGCAGCATATTGCCATTCGTCAGGTATAAATCTCCACCGTCTTCTTCAGAAATCAGATCCATGTTCTCCATCTTTCTCACATCATTGACAGAGAAAAAACCGTTCTGAATACCAATAGCATAGCCGTCCATTCTGGATTTATAATCTCCTCGCATCAAGGCTGAAGCGTTAAAGGATACAAAACATTTTCCTTTTTCACTTTCAAGAAACAGCTTCTTATTCATGGCCTGCTCTAATCTCACCAGCCAGGGTCTAATGGTATGAACCACAAAACTAATGGACTGATTCTCGATGTTAGAAAAGCTTGATTTACTAAGATCTGCTACCATATGCGGTGGCACTTGAAAGATTCTACAGATCTCTTCAATCTGAAACTTCCTCGTCTCTAGAAACTGCGCATCAGAGTTTGGCATACTGATTGCCTGATACTGAAGCCCATCTTCAAGGACCGCCACTTTATTGCTATTACTGCTACCTCCATAAGCGCTCTGCCAAGCATCTCTTACTTTCGTTGGGTCCTTAAGGGTTCCAGCAGTTGATAAAATTCCGCTTGGCATTGCGTTGTTGGCAAAGAACCTTCCACCGTATTCTTCAGCGGCAATATTAAGCCCGATAGCATTTTTCGCTAGGGCCACCGGTGAATAGCCCATAACACCATCAAATCCAAGGCCAGGAACATGAAGTACATCCTCTGGACCTAGATAATGTGTCACACCTTCTTTTCGGTAGGCGTAATAAAGATTTCCTTTACCATCTCTATCTACAGTCATCTTATCTGGAAGCAGTGGATAAAGTGATACCACCTGACCTTTTCCGTTTCTAATAATCTGGCAGTATGCATTTCCCCAAAGAAGTATATGCGTCATCAACGTTTCACGTAGGGTAAAGGATGTCATCTCAGGATTCGGCTCATCATGAAGCAGCCTGTAAAGAGGATGCGTGTACATCTTTTCTTTCCCATCATCTTTATATCTGTAAGTATGAAGAGGGAGAGATGCCACTGTTTCTGCAATGATTCTTACGCAAGCAAAAACTGCTGTGGTCTGCATAGAGCTTCTTTCATTCACTATTTTTCCTGATATACTTTGACCCATATAAAAAGCAGGAGCACTGCTGACACTATCTGTCGGCTGTCCTCTCGCCTTAAATAACCGTTTAAAAAAATTCGCCATCTATATTTTCACTCCCTTCTATCACAAAATAATCATGTCCCTTTCATCATAGATGGATCCATCACCACCTGATGGGTTGACTGTTGCTCTGGCAAGACCCATAATAAGGGCCACAACACCATCAATTTTTTCAGATGACTTCTCTTTATCGACTTTGATATTTCCAGCCGGATCTGTCCTAACTACAATGTTATCTGCCATCCACCTTAGGACCGGATGCCCACCATGAGCAATCTGCCCACTTAAAGCCAGCCTCATAAGGTCTTTTGTTGGTGGTGACATATCTTTAAATCCTTGACCAAAAGGTACTACGCTAAAGCCCATGCCTTCTAGGTTCTGACTCATCTGCGTTGCTCCCCAGCGGTCATAGATAATTTCTCTGATGTTATACTTTTCACCCAGGCTTTCAATGAACTTTTCAATAAATCCATAATGGACCACATTTCCTTCTGTAAGATTAAGAAGCCCTTGATTATTCCAAATATCATAGGGCACTTTGTCTTTTCTTACCCTCTGATGAAGAGTCTCTTCCGGTAGCCAGAAGTAGGGAATCACCTGAAACTTATCCCCTTCTTCTAGTGGCGGAAATACAAGAACAAAAGCAGTAATATCACAAGTAGATGATAGATCAAGGCCGCCATAACATACCCGGCCTTTTAATTCATCTGGGTCCACCGGATAATTACACAGGTCCCATTTATCCATTGGCATCCACTTGATTTCTTGTTTTAGCCATATGTTTAGTCTCAGCTGTTTAAAGA